TGAAAAATATAAAGAAGAAATCACTACAGAATTTAAAGATAAGGAGGAAGGAAATGCTCAAGGGTAAATCAGTCATTGAACTAACTGATGTGAGGACAAATAGGAAGGAGATATATGAAGATGAAAACTTAATAACTAATGCAGTTCCAGATTTATTAAGACTGAATCCATCAGGGCTTATGTATCCGATATTTAAAACCAATGCAGAGGAATACAAGGAAGAAATATTTCCAATATCAAATAAGTGTTATGGGGGTATTTTATTATTTGAAAATACTCTTGATGAAGATTCAAATAAATATATAGCACCTGCAAATAATAAGATAATTGGATATGCATCGAATGATGTTAATTCAACAGATGCACCAAAAAGAGGCTCTGCCAATTTAACTGAATCTACTCCTATAGAAAACGGATATAAATTTGTTTGGGATTTCTCAACATCACAAGCCAATGGAAGAATATCTGCTCTTGCGTTAACTCATTATAGAGGAGGGAGATATTTTTATGGAGATGCTTATGGCAGACAGTCTTGCTTAAGGTTAAATTACACTTATACATCCATAGATAATGAAATTTTGAGAGTTTACGTAGGTATGGTAGAAGCTGATGCTGTCCATAATACAATTACTTCTATTTGGCCATTGGAAAACAAAACATTAGAAATATTAAAAATGCAAGAATCATTAACCAGTATTGGATTAAATGATCCAATCTTTAAAAATGCTCCTCAAAATATAGAAAAGACGACAATCTCTATAGAAGATTTTTATAAAAATATCGGAACGTATGACTGGTATGAATCAGGTTTTTTTGATGGTAAAGATGGCTATTACTATGGCTTCATAAGAAATCTTGAAAACAATTATACTGACTTAAACAGGATAAAGATAAAAAAGGATGATTGTAGCTATACGATAGATCATTGGAAATTAAATAATATTAGACTCTATAGAATTGGATCATACCCATCAAGTTCTAATAGTGCCTATAAAAATGGTTATAGCTTGCTAAAGAATGGATATCTATATGTCCCTGATACTGACTGTAATAAAATCTATAAAATTAATGCTAATAATCCAGTTGATGTTTCAGAAATAGCCGTTGATTTTGAAATGAAATACACATCTGGAGAAAGTACAAGTTTAGGAATTTATGAATGGGGTGACTATATACTGGGATATAAATTTGTGATTGATAGAGACGATAATATAATTCAAACGAGCAATGCAACTTTTTATGACATGATGACTCCATCAATTGAATTAGGGCCGTTTAGGGTTGGATATGGGTCTTTTAGGGGAAATCTCTATAAAAATTTATATTTGCACACTCCGTATCTTGGAACAATTAATAACCTATCAAGTCCAATATTAAAAACAGCAGATAAGACAATGAAAATAACTTATACCTTAACAGAGGAGGAATAAAATGAATAAGTTTTTAGAAATTTTAAAAGTATGCTTTACAGCTATCGGAGGATGGTTGGGATTTTATCTTGGAAGTGTAGATGCTTTTATCTACACACTACTTGCTTTTGTAATAGCTGACTATTTGACGGGAGTTTTAAGAGCAGGGGTCGAAAGAAAGCTATCCTCATCCATAGGATTTAAAGGGATAGCTAAAAAAATAATGATTTTTATAGTTGTAGGAATAGCAAACCTATGCGATGTAAATTTAATTAAAGGTGATGGAACAATGATAAGAACAGCCATCATCTTTTTTTATATAGCAAATGAGGGACTTTCTATACTAGAAAATTCTGTAGCACTAGGCTTGCCAGTACCAGAAAAATTAAAAAAAGTATTAGAACAATTCAAGGAGGAAAAATAAATGAGTAATAGCCCATTAGTACAAGCAAGAATTCTCTCACCTAACCATAGCGGTAGAAGAAATCAAAAGATAACAAAAATAGCTATTCATCATGCAGCTGGAGTTATAAATGGTAGAAATCTTGCTGGAGTATTTGTGCCAAGGTCAAGACGTGCATCAGCTAACTACAATTTAGGATCCGATGGAGTCATTGTTTTAGGAGTTGATGAGTCTAACAGAGCCTGGACAACTTCATCTTCCTGGTGTGACAACCGAGCAGTCACAATTGAAGTAGGGAACTCTACGAGGGGACCTCAGTGGTTAGTTTCTGATTATGTTTTAAATAGACTAATTGATTTAGTTACAGACATCTGCAGAAGAAATGGAATCTATCCTTGCACCTACACTGGAGGTAAGGATGGTGTCCTTCAAAAACACGAGTGGTATAAAAACACTAACTGTCCAGGACCATATCTTGGCAGCAAGTTTCCATATATAGCAAATGAAGTAAATAAAAGACTAAGAGGCGATAATACTGTTAGTAAACCAGTAGGTAGACTATATAGAGTTAGAAAATCCTGGTCTGATGTAAATAGCCAGAAAGGTGCATTTAAGAATTTAGATAATGCCAAAAGATGTGCTGATAGATTCAGATTAAAAGTATTCGATGCTAATGGTAAGATAGTTTATCCAACAGATAAAACAATCGACCAATTAGCCAGAGAAGTTATAAGTGGAAAATGGGGTAATGGAGAAGAAAGAAAAAGAAGATTAACTCAAGCTGGATATGATTATAGAGCAGTTCAGATAAGAGTAAATGAATTAATTTAATAGTAAATAGATAAAAGCCTGTGCTATTTTTATGGTTCAGGCTTATTTTTTATATTTAAATTAAGGTAAACGATACATAACAAAGTGTGAATATATTTATTTGATAGCGATTATTGACTTCATTAGTTTCTTTATGCTAAAATAAAGTAAACGGTGTTATCTTAATTTGGGAGGTGAAACTTACTGAGAGACAAAGATGTTACAATAGAGAAAATATTAAAAAGTGCAAAAAGCGAGTTTACAGAGCATGGATTCGAAGAGGCTTCTATTCGCACTATTGCTAAAAATGCAGGAATTACACCTGGTGCAATATATAAGCATTTTAAATCTAAAGAAGATATTTTTAAGGTACTTGTAAGTCCTATACTTAATCACTTATACAGAAGAAGTAAAGAATTGACAAATCAAGCGATTGAAGAAATTAAAGTAAATGGTTTACAAGCTTTTGGAGAAAAATCTGATGATAGTAATAGGGAATTATTGGAATTTATTTACCAAAACGATCCTATAGTTAATCTTCTGTTTAACTGTTCTCATGGTACGGAATTTGAATCAATTCGTCATGATTTAGTGAATCTTGAAGTGCAGGGCGCTAAGAAATTAATTGAGATTCTTAAAGAAAAAAAGATTGAAGTAAATGATTTGAATGATGATGAACTTCATGTTCTTTATACAATGGCATGTACACCTTTATTTGAGGTAATCACACATAGGTATTCATATAATGAAGCCTTGAATTTTATCGATATGATGGAGGCAGCAATGAATTTTGGTTGGAGGAGGATTATTAAATGAAAA